ATCTCTGGGTTTGAAACGTTTCTCAGTTAAATATTTCTCAAGTCCATTCAATGGGATATCCATTGTATCTTCAAGACCATCGTGTATGTTTACTTGATAATCTCTATCCTTAGCAAACCTCTTAATGTGGTCAAGTAAACCAACATAGATTTGCATAGAGTTTACGTTGAACAATCTTATTTTACCATCCCAAATCTTATTGCGAACAGCAGGCATAAACTTAGCACCTGGAACTTCAAACGTGAAAAATTCTGAGAGTTCCATTGCGACTCCACGATCGCATTCAAGTTTAAGGTTTACTTCATCCTTCTTGTGTATTTCAATAATATCCATTAACCACCTGACGTGAATTTTGCCCAATCAATTGCAGACTTGATTTGGAATCCACGGTTGTTTAAACTTTTAATAATTGAGTCAAGGTAAGAAACCTTTTCCTCTTGCATTGATACTTTGATAGTAGACTCAATAAACAAATCATCTGACTCAATATACGTGCCCACTTCATTCTTCAATAACTTTTTAAAGAATTGTTCACGATCTAGTTCTGTTAATTCTTGTCTGTCTAATTCTCCAAGATAATACTCAAGCAACGTTCTATGAATTTTCTTATGCTTTCCCTTCAACTTAATAAGTTGTACACGTTCGCCCATATAGTATTTGAGATACTTATTGTGGACTTGTGGGATTTTAGCACTGGCAGTGCCTAATTCGGTTTCGTCTATCTTTGAGTCTTTATTCCACTCAGATACAATTTGTTCTATGTTCATAATATAATTATACCCTATTACTCAGTAAAAGTAAAGTACACACGTTTAAAATAAATTCTTAAATAATTTGACCAATTACCACTTTCGTAGTATAATAGAGGTGTGCCTCTTTGATATAATAGTAACTGTTAAGTTATTGTTACTAATTCGTAAGAACGATAATTAAATGTAACATCACCAGTTAAATATTCTACGTCAGGTTGACTGACATCAAATTCTAAAGATGCAATATTAGTAGGATATAAATCAATAAACTTAACTTCTATATTAGGTTTATACTGAGCAGTAGTAATAATCAATGATGCATCAGAATATGGTTCAGTTAGTAATCTTCTTTGGTCATAATTATCAGGGAAACCTAAACCAGTCATCCAATCAAAGATCTCTCGATAGTTTTTCATATCTTCATCAATTTTAAACTTTAAAGTTAAATCACCAAAGTCTAATTTATCACCAGCAATAGGTAATTTATTGAATGGGTTAGTTACTGTTTCAATTCTACCAAGTGTCATATCTGGGATATATGCTGAAGTACAAAAATAATTTACGTGTGGAAGTTTCTTGATTAAGAATTTAAATCCAATTGGGGATAGTAATGATTTGTTTGTAGGTTCTGTTGGCATATTATTTTCCTTGTACTATATTTATAATGTGAAAAAAATCCCTCAATTAAGAGGGATTGTGTATGTTGCGTAACAATGATTAAAGATCTACTTGCTGTTATCCATAAATTCTGGATATGCAGACGAACCCGTCTCCCACATATCAGAACCAGCAAGTTCTTCATCTTCACCTACTCTCAGACCAATGGTCTTTTTGAGTAAGTACCAGACAATTAGTGAAGAACCAAATACAAATCCGAAGATTGCACCAGTACCAACTGCTTGTCCATATAATGTAGCATCAGTATTTAAAATCGGAACTAACATAAGTCCCATAATACCTGCTACTCCGTGAACACTAATCGCACCCACTGGGTCATCAATTCCCCACTTCTCTAGCAATGCCATAGAAATAGGAACAATCAAACCACCAATCGCACCATATAATGCAGCGATTTCAGGTGAAGGTGTTAGAGGATCTGCTGTAATAACTACCAGTCCTGCTAATGCACCATTCAGAGTCACATTCAAAACGGTCTTCTTTAACCAAAGTTTTGAGAGCATCATTGCACTCAGTAAACCTGCAGCAGCCGCAGTATTAGTATTAACAAAGATTTGAGCAACTGCGTTTGCGTTGTCTAATCCAAGAATACTTAACTGTGAACCACCATTAAAACCAAACCAACCCATCCAAAGAATAAGTGTTCCTAGAGCAACCTGAGTTGTACTAGAACCGTGGATAGCAACGGGATTTCCGTTCTTATCATACTTACCCTTACGTGCGCCAATTAGTAGTACTGCCGCAAATGCAGCAGCAGCACCTGCCATGTGTACAATTCCCGAACCTGCAAAGTCAAAGAATCCTACTTCTGACAACCAGCCACCACCCCAACTCCAAGAACCTTGAATTGGGTAAATCACAGCAGTAAAGATTGCTGCGAAAACTAAGAATGACCATAGTTTCTTACGTTCAGCAACAGCGCCAGATACCACTGACATTGCTGTTGCCACAAATACTACTTGAAAGAAAAAGTCACTCATTAATGCGTGGTCTTCTGGAGCATTCCATCCACCGTACATTATTTCGTAACCCACAAACAAGAAGGTTAAACTAGCAACACTATAAAGTGCTACATTTTTTATAAGGATCTCAGTTACGTTCTTCGAACGAACCGATCCTGCTTCTAACATTGTAAAACCTGCTGCCATCCACATCACTAAGACTGCTGAGACAAGGAAGTACAATGTATTTAAGGCATAGCCTAATTCCATATATTTCTCCTATATTGGAATTGCTACACAACAATACAAACCTATTTATAATTTTGAAAAGAATGCGAAAAAAAACCCCAACCGAAGTCAGGGTTTTATCTAGGGTTTAACTAGTGATTACATTAAGTTAGTAATCTTAGTCAAACGGTAGTAGATGTTACCATCGCCTGTACCTAAACGTGCCGCAATACCGTTCGCATCACTCGTAGCAAATGGGTTTGAAACCATGCCATAACGAGTTTTGAAACCGATTTTAGGTTGGAACGTATTCTCACCAACTGCACGAACCATTTGTAATGGAACATATGGACAGTAGAATAAACCAGCATCGAATGCAGATGAACCCTTGTAACCCATAGTGTAGTAGTTGTTAGTTGCATCTGAGAAGTACGGATCAATGTAAACTTTGATACGACCATTCATTACACCAGCAAAAGTATTACCAGTATCATCAACTTGTAAGTTGTTATTCAACGCAGGAGTGTAATCTAGAACACCAGCCATTTGAAGTGCAGAAGCAACATCAGATGAAGTGATCATAATATTACCCTTACCACGACGAGTTGCCTTAGCAATTTCATTAGCATCACGTTCGATTTGGAACATAAGACCTTTGAACTTCTCTACAGACCATCTACCGTTTGAATCAGTATCTAAGTCAAACGTACCAGCAGTAGTAGTGTTCTTTTGAGCACCTGCTACAGCAGAGTAGTTGATAGTTCTGATAACTTCACGGTTAATCTCTGAAAGAATTTCAGCAGATAAGATGTTAGACAATTCAGTCTCAGCATCTAAACCATGTACTGCTTTAAGATCTTGAGCAAGTTCCATAGTGTATTCTGCTTTCAACGCACGAGTAACTGCAGTAACTGCAACTTTCTCGATTGAGAATGCCATCTCGTTGAAACCGTTTTGAGCAGTATCACCAAGTTTTTCAGAATCAGCAGTAGACATACCAGTTTCAACAGTATAGCCAGAACCAGAAGCACGATCCGAAGGATCTGAACCAGTTTGAGCAGTACCTGCAGCACCGTTAGCAACACCTAATGAAGCAGTATTACCTGACGCAGATGCAGAGAATGAAGTATTTGCTTCATTGAACATTGCTTCAGTACCAGTTTGTGAAGTGTACTTAGAACGCATAGCAAAGATAAGTCCAGTAGGACCAGTCATTGGTTGAACACCAGCGATATCATATGCAATAAGGTTAGGCATAGAACGACGAACAAGTGAGATTAACACTGGATCGAAGATATCTACGTTACCTGCAGATGCAGTAGATGACGAAGCACCCATAGCGTTAGCAGGTGATGCTTCACCTAGTAAAGTAGGGGCAAACATGCCACCTTGATTAGACTGCTCACGAGCAGCGATTTCTTGATTTTCTAAAAGAGTAGCAATAGTTGCCTTTTTATGAGAATCCGTAATTGAATCTAGTTCAGGATGCTCTAAAACTGGCTGCCACTTTTTTAGCAATTCGTTTGATTGAGTCATTTGTTTCTCCTTTTATTTAAAATTAACTTAACGGATGCTTTTAGTAATAGCACTCATATAAGCAGACATTTCTGGATCAACAGATGTTACATCATTATCAATTTCCAGAGGTTCATCATCAAGGTCTTCAGCAATTACTTCTTCTGTTGGGAAGTAGTTTTCCTTAAGAGTTTCAAGTTTTTCTACATAAGAATCAGCATTATCAAAATCTACACCTTCAGCAAGTGATTTAAGTTTGATTGCTTGTGATTCAGTTAAACCATCAGAAACATTTGCTAGAATTTTGTCTTGACTAGATTCAGCAATATCTTTCTTAAGTTCAATGTTCTTTTCCATTTCTTCGTTAAGAGAATTTTCCATTTCTTCTAACTTCAATGCCATTTCATTTACTAAGTCAACTTTCTCTTCAGGGATGTCGATATAGTTTTCAGTGAATAAGTCTTTAAGACCAGTCATAAAGTTTTCAGTAATTTCGTTCTTGATGCCTTGTTCAACAGCAAGTTCGTTTTCCTTCATCCATTCTTCAGAAACATATTCCAAATAGTCATCTAACTTAGTAGTTAGAGATTCAGTAATTTCTGCTTTCTCAACTTCTAGTTCTGCTTCCATGTCAATAGTAACTGACTCTAAAATGTCATTTACTTTAGATACGATTGCCGACTCAAAGATAGTAGTTGCTTTAGCAACGAAATCTTCAGATAAGTCTTCACCGTTAAACATTGCTTTAATATCTTCAGCAACATCTACGTCATCAGTATCAATCTTCTTGATATCTTTGATAGACTTTTTCTTTTTCTTGTCATCTTTATCATCTTCTTCGTCTTCGTCTTTTTCAAAACCTTCAACTCGTAATGCTGCCATGATATCTTTATAAGAATGCTCAAGGTCTTCTTTCTTCATGCCTTTAACAGCATCAACCATGGCAGTAACCATAGCAACCTTAGTTTTCTTAACAGATGAACCTTGCTTTGGGTTATCTTTCTTATCTTCATCTTCAGGTTTAGCACCTGGAGGTGACATTTCTTTAGTTTTCGGATCTGGCACTTCAGCATCCACACCAAATGATGCCTTCGCTTCCTCTAACTCTAGTTCGTTTAATTCTTTTTCAGACATTTTTGAATGCTCCTATTAAAAAGTTTCTTTTATATTAACAATTATTTATAATAACTGATACTTTATGTTTTTAAGTGATTCAAAAAAGTTTCAAAGATCTTAAACTTTTTATCCTCAATTTCTTTAGCAGACATCTTGACGATTTGACTCTTCATTTCTTCTGCTTGCTGTACTGACCAGATACCATTTTCAAATATCCATTCTCTTTCTTCCATGATACCTTCAACAAATGCAAGTGGAGCACTTGGGTCAGCAACGATATCACCAGCAGTTGCTAGATAGAAATCCTTACCGACCTGTTGTACACCACCCTTACCTGCA